TTTTCAGCAACACCTACACCAAAAAATGAGTATGGGTTCATCTCGAAGGGTACGCTGTGATATGGGATATGGCTCGGAGTAAATGGGTTGATTACTAGACGCAGGATTTGGCCGTTACAGATCCAGATATTAACCTGAACTTCTGTACGATCTTGCATATCATCTGGAAGCTCTAAGCCAGCCTCCTCGGCAATATCAGTATCTAACATGCCCCAATACTCAAGTATCTCGTAACGGTCTATATCGTCAGAGTTTGAGCTGTCTTCTAGAGCATCTTCCCAATATTCCCGGACGTAGTTAGATCCATAACCAATAGCCAGCTCAATACTTTCTTCACGAAAGTGTGGGCGGTTTTTAAGGCTACGAATGTTAGTACGGCTCATACGATGGCGTTGGATCGTAAATTCAGCCTCATTCATACTACGAGCATCGGGATCTGGATAGAAATCCCACAAGCTTACTGACTCAATCTTAGGAATAGTCTTGAATTCAGGGGAATATACGCCTTCTTCATTCCATCTCGGATACTCTTTGTCATAGGCGAATGGGCCTTTGATAATGCCTGTACCAAACAAAGAGCATTCAAAAGCCATCGCTCTAAGGTGCTTGGACGCCTGACTTTCATCAAGCTGGTCATGCATCATCTTTTCCATCATCAATGCTGCCTTTTTGGCAGGCTCAAATGTAACGGAGGTAGGTGATGTTCCCGCCCCAGTATTCAATTCTTCGTGTACTGGGGACAAAACGTCTTTATATACGCCCAGATCACGCTCAATTTCCGGTCTGTTGTACTTACGGGCTACTTTGAAGTCTATTTTAGCCCGTTCTTTAACCTTTTCAGAGGTAATCTGTTCTGGGTCGTAATTTACTTCACCGGCCACGTTGTTAGGGGTGTTTCGAGTCTCAATACCTATGGGAAATTTGTTTCCTGCAAACAAAACGTCAACGATTTGCGCGTATGCAGCCAAAACCTTGGTTTTTGTGATCTTAACGAAGGCCTTGGACTTCTCAGTAGACGTAAACTGCACCTCTGGGCCGTAAATTCCCCGATAATTGCGATAAGACATCAACCAGCGGGTTTCATCGGACAATCTGTGGTCTTTTGAGCGCCGGAAAGCCGACTCAACCATCGCAACTACCCCACCGTACTCGGTATTTTCACCTTCTACATCCCCGTCCTCTTCCAAAACAGCTACATCAGCAAGTTCTGTTAGATCTTCGGAGTTTACTACGTCTTCTGGGGGGTTCATGAAGGCCATTAGGGCTTCCTTTTAGCTATATTAGGTATTTCTAGTAGCCAAACGAGGCGTCAGCTGGGCGATAGTTCTGAATTGGAACGCCTTTACCCATATCAAATGGGGAAGCTGCTCTAGGACGGCTCATTATGCCGTACCTTACGCTATCGTAGGCATGATCGGTTGCGTACCGCGGGTCTATGTCATCGCTCCCTTTTGGATCTGAAGGGATGACGGGTAGATCCGATATAATCTGGCGGCAGGTATTGAAAAAAATAATGCCAGCGAGGCTAGTTTCTTCGTCTACTTTAAGGCGTTGATGAAATTGATTTTTACCTGCCACCCGTGCGCCAGCTGTCCGATCACTTGGACGCCAACGACACCCCATTGCTATCATTTCTTCGGCAATACTCGGTCCAAGTTGGCCACGATTGTGCCAGCAAGAGCTGTCCAATACTCCGTAACTAATTGGTTCACCTCTCTCTGCTTCGAGAACAGCTGCGCCAAGATCTTTTCCTGTGTGTTTTGAGACATAGAGTTCCCTATAACAATATAATGTTTCATAAGATGGATCGATTGCGAACCAATGGACCGCTGAGTAACTACTGTAGCCGTAATCACAGCTACGAAATCTCCGCCACTCGTTAGGAATATCAAACGGCTCGATAACATGATCAGCCTTCTTGAATTCGGGGAATGCTGCCCCATCTGCTACATCCCAATCGCCTTCCAGAAGCTGTCGCCTCTGCATTTCAGGAAGAGATAGAAGGTTAGCCTCGTAGCTCGCGTCTGCAGTCAGATACGGGTTGTCGTAAAGGCTGGCAGGTATAAACCGCCGGGTAAATAAAGGTTGTCCTGCTTTCTCATGGCTTTCCGGGTACACCAGGGTTTTACCTGTTTCGATGTCCGTTGCAGCAAATGCCTGGTTCGCAGGCGCAGGATCAATATACATCTTGCGGACCCAACTATGTCCGGGGCCACCTGGGTTTGTTGTTGCGCGGATAAACGTAGGAAGAGTAGGGTCGGTCGTTCTCAAGCGAGATTTCATATACAGATACGCGAAGGGCGTGGGGTGTTGCGTCAACTCATCGAAAGCGATGTAGCTAAAGGCTTGGCCCTGGTAACGTAGAACATCTTCAGGACGATCAAGGTAGGTTAGCCAGATCCTTGCGCCACTCGGAAACGTCCACTGGCTCTTCTTCTCGCCCCACTTTGCACCAGGAAACGCTTGAGGGTATAGCTCTTGAGTTTTCCAAACAATTTCACGTAGTTCGTCTGTGCTTCGACGTAAGATAATACCGTTAAAGTTACTATTATCGAAGTACCTCATGGGGTCTGCGATGAGGGCCATGGTTTTTCCACCACCGGCTGCGCCACCATATAGTACTTCGTTCTCTGACGCTGCTAGGAAGTCTGTTTGTGGCCCAGGATTTGGAGCAAATACAACGGTTCGATCTTCCTGGTTCTTTTCGATAGAGTCAAAATCTAGGCTGTCAGAAAGTGGTACAGTCTTAATATTGTCTTCCGGCTTGTCCTTATCAACCCAGGCTTCAAGCTTTTTCTGTTGCATCGCTAATACACGTTTCGCGTCAGATGCTTTGCGCTTAATCTTGGCCTTAGCTTTCGCGGGTCCAGTTTTTGGAGCTACCTTCTTACGTTGTTTCTTTTGCTGCTTCTCACGCTGGTTTTCTGGTAGAGATCCTCTACGCTCTTTCCATATGCGGTTGATGCCCTGGTGGCTAATAGAAACACCGGTCTTCTCGGTAAGCCATGCAGCTGTCTCTCTAAGGCTTCCGCCCTGATCAATATGATCTAGAGCTTCGCGTACAAACGGCACGAAAGCCGGATCTGGTACACATACTCTAGGATCTTCTTTTGTAGGTATATACCCGTAAGCTATCTTTGAGCTAGCATTGGCTCGGCGCTTGATTGGGAAATCAGGATCGTCTGTCATTCAGAACTTTGTTTTGGAGGTAGGATAAACATGGAGCCAGCTGGTCCGCTTACCTCTACTTTTTCTTTCTTAACTACACCGGCACGGTCCAGAAGCTCTTTCGCCGCTGCTACAACATTTCGTGCGCCAAGCGATGAAGGATCATCTAATACGCCAACCATGCCTAGAGCAGCCTTAGGAGCGTTTAGGGCCAGTAACATCTGTGCCGCCTCGGCAACTTCCTCAGCAACCGGTGCCATAGCCTCTCGAATAGCTGTAGTATCGCTATAGCCAGCAATACGCATAGCCTGGCGGACATTACCTTTGGCCTCACCTAGCAGAGCTTCGATGAACTTCTCCTGGCGTTCTGAGAGCTTCTTTTCGGTCATTGTATTGCCTTTACTAGGGATCAGGGGTTTCTCATTTTAAAGAACATGAAGCCGACAGCGGCAGAGATTACGATCCAGAACACGCGCTCGGCAAACCTAAGTGTCTGCCCGTTAACGCCCTGTACTTTTTCAAGGCGCTCGATGCGGTCGTTAGTACGTACCTGTATAGCGTCATAGGCATCCATTTTCTTGAATAACGACACCATACGCTCTTCCATCCGGGCCAAAGCTACTATCGCCTCGCCCATCTCATCTAGCTTCTTTTCGATGCGTTCTAGGCGAGCATCGGTCATTTGCGTTTGGCTGTCTTAGTAGCCATGCCGCCCTTATTCATCTTACCAGCTTTAAGATCTTTATAGGTCTTACTGCTGATAGTGCTTTTACCTTTGGAACGTGAATTACCAGACTTCTTACGGGCGTTCATATTTTTGAGAAGAGACATTAGATTACCACTTTTTACAGGACCAATAACGAGCTGAGAACTTATCTTTTGCTGTGTCGCATTTGTGCCGGGCTCGAAAAGACTTACGGCGCTCGGGACTATCTTTCTTGATTTCCATGTTCTGGTCACCAAAGCGTACCAGCTTAACCTGGTCATCTTTCTTAGCCAGAACAGCAAACTTCTTAGAAGCATCCGGGGTACGTTTCGGTTTGTTATATCCCGAAAACGTCTCCCCGCTGTACTTCAGGCGACCACTAGGCAATCTCTCAACATTCTTCGTCGTAGGCATAACGGTTCCATTTAGTGGTTATCGTTTCATCTCCTCAGCTAGAATACCTCGGATCTGGCCTCGGGTAATTCCAATATCTCGGAGCTCTTTGTCTGTGAGATTTTGCAGCTGCCAGTAATGAACACGGGCTTGTTGTGCTCGAGAGATGCTGTTGAATATAGATTTAATGAAGTTCATGTTAGTCTCCTTAGTTGAACTAAGGTAATTATAACATGATTAACAAAGGTTTAGATCTACCTTTAGTGGAATACCCGCTATGCAATAGATCAACATTACATCTTGTATTTGTAGAAAAGGTAGGCACCGCCTATTGCCAGACCGAAAATAAGAATAACTCCGGCAAAAATAGAGATAGCTTCTATAAGCTCTTCCCGTTCCTTCTGGCGCTGCTTCTCCGCCGCTTTACGGGCCTTCCTAGCCTGCCCCTGATACTCTACCCAGCTATCATACAATCCAGGGCGTCCGTAGAGCCGCATGTGACTTTCAAGCTGCCTACGCTGTTCCTTAATCTGATCTAAGGCTAAGAAGCTTTCGAAGTCGGCAGTGTCTTTACCCATCACCTTCTTAAAGATAGACTTCTTATCGCTTTCAGCTTTGTCTTTGAGACTGTCTTCTGCGCTTAAAAAATCACTGATTGATTTACCGCATTGAGCTAATTCTCTACCATTCTGTACAGCGGATTTAATTACACTGAAGGCAGCGTTTGCCATCGCAATTTCTGCAAGCATCACTCCCCCCTGAAGTATGCTAGATGTTTTTCCCTTGTAGTTTGAAACAGTAGGGCTTGGTCACCATTTGCAGTCTATTCGCTGCGTATTTAGCGATATTAAACATTTCTCCTGCACACTCTTTTCGAGTGGAGTAGAAAGTATTGGGTTTCATCTGTACGTCACAACTCGAAACATCGGTCACGGACATACAGAGAAGTAATACCCCAACAAACATTACTTCTTCTTCATGTAGCCGCCTTTGGCCGCACCCATTGGTTTCTTCTTATCGATCTTCATGTAACCGCCCATATTCATTTTTGGCTTAGCCTTAGCAGCTGGGTTAGATGCACCGCACTTTGCTTTATTCATAAGTCTCTCCTAAGACACATAACTATCAGGTAGCCCCATGTTCTGATCAAAATCCTCAGTAACTCGAGATGCATCATCAAAGGTGAACATATCGCCGTAACCAGTAAACGTCTTAGCTTCCTCGTCAGCTTGCCGCTGAGTTATCAAACCTTCTTCAACAAGGTATGTACGAACTTCGGAGAGACTAAGGCGGATACCGGTGTTAGCCTCGATTGCTGCACGGATATAATATAAGTTGATCATTGGGGCCTATAAGTACATTATCTCAAATTAAGCAATCAAAGTCAATCACTTAACTGTTTTTTGGGGATTTACAAAATGGGTAATCCATGATATAATCGAACTTAGTTGTTCGGGCCGGTATATATATAACCACCCTACTAATCCTGTATTCAATCAAGCAGTCTGGCTTAACCGCTAGGCTGCTTTCTTATTTTCTACTACACTCTTTAAGGCAGTCTCTAAGCTCGGGAATATCCAGCTCTCATTAAAACGATGGGCCTTAAGGATCTTCTTACCGCCTGCAGGTAGCTCACAGGTATCCATGAAATGAACACCTCCTATATCTAACGCTACTAAAGCATGTATG